CTTAGAGACACGAAGCCATTCATCAGTAGTTTTACTATTATAATGAACCAAAGGTTCTGTTACAATAACCCAATCAAACTGATCCGAATCAAATGGTAGGTTGTCGAAAGCAATGCGATAATCAGCTTGGTCATCTTGGTTACATCTCGTAACATCATAAGACTCATCTACCAAGTCTATGGTTGGGCCAAGAATTAGACACTTTTTGTCTTTAGTAACTGTCTTCTGGCGGGCGGGTAGTGAATTAGGGGGAAGACAATATTTCTTATTTTCATAAACATTCCAATGGTCACAAATTACCGACGCATCACAATAGACAGTTCCGTCGCCCAATTCGTCACGAAGTTTACGAAGAAAGAAGAGATCCTCAGTCCACATCTCAGCAGAATTGATACCGTCAAGATGCTGATCTTGGTCAACTGTTTTAAACCAAGGCTTCGTTATTCGCGTAAAGACTTCTACACGAATAAGGGTACAGTCCATACCAAGTCCTGTGACTGGAAAAAATTCACCTATTTTCCAATCCCAATAAGACCCGATACCATCACCGCGAAATACGAGAGGAGAAGAAGGTATACACTTACTACAATAGACACCACCAACAACGTTAATGTTTGGAGTATTTTCCATTCTGAAAAGTAATTGTTTAAGTGTATGCGCAGGTGGAACAACATCGTCGCCAAGAAAAAAAAGATACTTAGCACCAATGTCAATAGCCTGTTGTGCAAAAGCGTTGCGTGCATCGGCAACCTCCCGCCCGTGAATTACGGAGTAGTTAGCATTAAAATTAATTGGAGGACTTAATGATTTGAATGCCATTGCCCAGTCGAGAGGGACAGGACGACCAAGAGTAGGAATTGCAATAAGAAGTCCGGGTCCGGTACTATTTAATGTTTTCATTGGATACTCTATACTTAACTCCAAGGAACTTTAAACTAATTTACGACTTCTGCTTATGCAAAAGATCGTTAAATTCTTTTTCTTCAGCTGTCGACTTTGTTTCTTTAGCTTGTAAAACTTTAAGTCGGGCTGCTTCAGTGGTTGATAATTGTGCCATAATTAACCTCCTTTCCATAAAGCAAAACTTGTTCCTTGGAGTTAAGTATAAAGTACCTAGATATTTTCATACATTATTTGAAAAAGAAATGAATCAAAAAACTAATGGCCGCAGCAAAACAGCTGGCTGCAAGTGTAGTCCACTTGATAAGGTTTCGATGGGTAGTAGTAGACATTAACTTGAAGTCCTCCAATTCTCGTATGCGTTTTTCTAGTTGCTCCCTATCTTTAGTAACATCAAGACGCCACTGTTCTACTGATCTAAGTTTATATCGGATTTGCCAATAACCATCTGCCGGTTTGAGTTCGTCTGATTCTGGCATATTGATAGTTTGGTAAGCTCATAATGACTCATACCAATAGCTCCTATTCCTAGTGGAATACAAAGAAGGAACAAGAAGAATTCAAACATAACTCAACCAGAAATCGTCCAAGAAATGGCATAAGTATTGCTTGTTGCTTTGACAAAACTGGCAATCGTCTGGCGGGCAATCATGGTACCACCAGAAGAAGAGTTGAATAGACCAACTTCTCCAATAGTCGTATTAGCATCAGAAGTAGCAAAAACTACTTGAAGCTGCCAACTAGGAGGATTGTTAGTAAGCCCGGCCGTTACTGTCGAGCTTATTGCAAGCCTCTTAACTTCATTGCCAAGAGCACTATCACCAGTAGTTGGGGCAACGGTACCAGAGCCAACAGCAATGTCATTAATATTTTGACTAGTATTTTGCGTAAGTGATATAAGTTGGCCAAGAATGAAAGCCCTACCAACTGTGACAACAGTGTTTTCCTGAATCCATTCTTTGATTGGCTTACCTTCAAGATCCATCAACAAGTGACGAAGTGACCCACGTAATCTAATGACTTCGGATTCCATTAGTAGATTGTCCTTTCAAATTGTGTCGGAAGCGTTGGACGGGGATAACGGAAGTTATCAACTTCAAGGTCCCCCGATCCGAGTGATGGTCTTTTAGATAAGAAACAATAATTGTTAATAGCTTTAAACTGACTAACAATGAAATTATACTTACTAGCATAATACTCAGAGGCATTGAGATTTTGTCCCTTTCCTTCTGCCGCAAAGGCTTTCCAGAGAATATACGCCTTACGGCTACGCCTGTCGATGTAGGCCGGAAGCAGAGCTGTAACATCAGCGAATGTTGAATCTATATCCCGTAAAAATGAGATACAACATTGATTCTCATTGAGAATAGGGGAATATGGATCACCTGTGGGAGTAAAGGTTTCATTAGGTGTTGGGTATAACCGTATGTCCCAAGGATTTGTTGGGTGCATTGCATACCATTGTGGACGGGATTGGGATGTTTCAACTAATCCCCCTACTGTAGCCGGACTAAGAAGTATCAATTCTTCCCAACTAACAGGTTCTAGTTTCTTACCCATCCAACATACACGTAATACTGATCTAACATAGGAGGGTAACGTAATAATTGATTGACCCGCTACCGTAGGAATATAGGCACGTTGGAATATTACAGGCAAGTCTACGTTAAGTTGTTGTTCGGCATCGAGTCCGAGTTGGTTAATATAGCCTTCAGGCCAGATCATTTGAGACTCGCCAGACGATCTTTATTTCTTCGTGCTTTCATTAAAACTCGAAGTTGCTCCAAACGGGCCGCGTAGGCTTTGAAAGCTCCTGATGCTTTGGTAAATTCTTGTTGTTGTTCTAGCAGATCAGCTATACAATAATTTTCAAGAGCTTGCATATGATCGTCTGGAATCGGAAGTGTTGTTGAATCCACCAGAGGGTTAGGTGCTGAAGCCACGTAGAAGACGAAAGCGTTTCCATAAGTTCCAATCAATGGCTTTTGGTAAATTGCGATATAACGATAATTGACAGGCCAAAAGTACCAAGGAGTTCCACCTACTACTTCCCAATCAATTCTAAAACCATCTAGTTTCCGCAGAGAAATTGGTGTCATCCACCTTTTGATCGTGTTATTAAATATAGCAACAAGCCCTATAAAGTTAGGAAGTAACGTTTCCAAGTCATAGTAAGTAGTTCCGGCGGTGAACGACATCGTGGCACTGGCATAAACACAACCAGAAAGAGCAACAACTTCATCTAGTCCATCTTGAATGGAATTATTAAGATCGTCGCCAGAGTAATACGCATTATTATTGAAGTAATTACGAAGTCGAGTTTGTAGGTCAAGACGAGTCACTGCCCAAACACCGCTTCTTTCAAAACACCTTCATAGGTAATTCCGTTGTCAGGATCAACAGGCTTTGCTACAAAGACGGGCTCTTTCCATTCCAGTAGTTTTGGTTCAACTTCTTCCATATATTTCTTGTAGAACGGCATATTAAGGGGATCAATATATTCCGCCCCGACGTTGTGGGATGTCTTGATATCAAGGTCAACTACAATCTTACAACCAGGCTTAGTTTGAAGGGCCTTCATGCAAAAGTAAATATCTTCAGTATTATGTGGCCCAGTTACGAAGTAAGGAGGCTCAACAAGTTTAAGTAGTTCGTGTTTAATAAGGACACAAGAAAATCCAACAGCGTCACAAGGCAAGATTCCTGTTTTTTCAGGACCAGTCCAATGAGTAAGACTTGTCTTCTCTTCATTGTCGAACACGAAGATCATATTCTTGAAAGGATAACCACGAATGATAGTCCAACCCGCAGCAATATCGGCATCACAAGCTATTAGTCTTTGAAGTGTGAAATCTTTGGGAATTAATACATCATCATCTATAAACATTAAATCCGCATTGTTCTCAACTGCAATCTTTGCAGCCATATTACGCATGCTATCTATTGACATACGCCTTGGATTACAAAGTATGAAATTATAATCAGGCATATTACGTCCGAGCCTAAACCAAAACTGTGAATGATTTGAGTAGATTGCTTGATCTACCGCTGTTAGAGTATTTACACCTACTACGATGGTTTTCATTAGTTTAAGCTCCTTGTTCCAAAAATAACACCATTCTCAATAGCAATTATTATTTTAACATAACGGGCTAAACGACCCGGTAATTGGAACAAAACCCAAAGTTCCAAATTGTCTAGCCCGTTAAACATACACTTTTCTTACATCAGGCTTACAAAAGACTTCACCATCGCAGTAATCGCAGTACGAGTATCTGTCGAGGTAGAAGCAGAAGAAGCGTAAGAAGCAAGAGTCTGACCCATAACCGCTATTGGGTTAAAAGGAATAGTTGCTGCCGCGGTGGCTGTACTTGCAGTAACTGCCAGATAGGAAGAAGGAGTTGTAAGAAAACCGTTGTTAACGGTATCCACAGTCAAAAATTCTCCTACCGATCTCGCAGCTTCCGAAGCCCAAACGTTGGTAGAACTAGCGCGTGTCTGGCGGATAAGTTGTATGGAATTGGTTAATCCATAAACAATACCTTCACCATAACCACCAACAGCAATGGCTTTGGTACAAACACCGAAAAGAAGTCCAATGATAAGATTTAGGGCACCAGAAGTAGATGGAAGAACAACATCCACCCCATCATTAGTACCATTCATCTTCAAAACCATCGGAGCGCCCACAGGGATAGTAACGGTATCAGCGTTATGAACCCTTACTGCCACGTGGTCAGGAGTGCTAAATCCAGGATTTTGATTAATTCTCATGATGCGTAAGTCCTCGCAATCTTTCCAAGAATGGATTGTTTACGACGATTACTGCAAGTCAAATTACCCATCCAAGCACAATGGGCAACTCGACTATCGCCGTTAACTGGCTTTTGGAAAGTCTTTCCATTCTCATCTTTGAGAAGTTCAAAGTCTGAATCAGACTCATACATCAATTTGAAGAAATCAGGGTTAATAAATACAGAAGAACCATAAGTCAGCGAAGCTGGGTCACCGGCACCACCAACCAAATTAGGAATTGCACCAGAGTAGACATCAGGGACTTTATCATCCATGACGAAATGGGCACCCTTGTAAACAACATTCTCGAAAGGATATGCTTCGTCCACCGTGTTAAGGTGACGATATTTCTGATACAACGCATGAACAAAGTTCTCATACGTCTGCTCGTCCTGGAGAATAAGTTTAGGTTTCCCGCCCGTGCCGAGTGCAGCCCGATTGAAAGTACGATCTACCTCAAGAATAAATCCATCGTAGGTCGTAGCAGCACTAGTAACAGTTTTATTTCTCCACCAGGTATTTGCAACCTGATCGATATTTCCAACTGTGCCAGCTAGGGTAGGATCAAAAGCAATGATTTCAAAAATAGGATCAATTGACAAAGAACCATTAATGCCAGAAGTACGAGGCGCAGTAAGACTACCACCATCAGCTGCTGCTCCCCACATTAATGCTTGAGAGAAGTATTCTTGAAGTCCAAGCTCCGTTTGCTTGATTCTCGTTTCCACAAGATTTAAGATTCGTTGCTTGTTCTGCTTTACTTCTTTCATGCTATAGGAAACAGGAGAGGCACATTGTCTCCACTGCCAGATAGAATCTGAGATTCCATCCGTAGGAGTAATTGCCAATTCATCATATCCATCATAAGAGTCAGCAACAGAAAGTGCATACATCAAAGGTTCTTGAACGTAAGCCCCACCATCTTGCGATTGGTAAAGATCACGTTTAAGCATTTCAAAGAAGAAAGCGTTTGTTGCCCCAATATTATCAACGAGAGTCTTTTTGTACGCAGCTAAGCTGGTTCCAAAGAGAGAATCGAGATTTAAGGTTACCTGCGAAGGAGCACCTGATGCTCCAAAAGTTACGGCCATTTATTTTTCCAGTTGTTTAGCAGCTAGAGCAACAGCTTCTTTGATCGAAATACCTTTTTTAGGGGCGGTATCCGAACTTGAAGACTGGCCACTCGTACTGCGAAGTCTTTCGGAGGCATTGTTAGCGTTCCGATTAATCTTGTCCGCAAGTTTGTTCTTTTCGGTATTTCCACGCCTCTCGGAAGAAGCAATGGCATACAAATTGCGACAATATTTCTCCACGCTTTGTCCTGGGGCGGGGAGAATTTCATCAGCGAGTTGATTCATCCGAGCTTCCAATTTTTTATACTCACCCTTTGTTTCACGGTTGAGTTTTTCAGAAACACGAAGGACTTCATTTGCAGTATCTTTCTCCTCAATAGAAGAAAGTTTAGATTGGTTCTCTTCACGCTCTTGGTCAAACATTTCTTCCAGAGCGTCACCTAATTTGGGTACTAACCATTTAAGGTCAGGACCTAATTTTTCTTCAAGAATTTTCTTGAAGTCTTTCTTCGCCTCCTTTACTTCTACTTTCGTAGAAGGGGGATCAACGAATACACCAGCTTTTTCAGCCAATACACGAAGTACTGACTTTTGAGTACTGGGATCTTTTAATAATTTGTAGAGATTTTTTGATTCCTTAACTTCAGCTTCAGAAAGGCCATCATCATCGGCGGGTGGCTCATCATCTGAAGCAGGGGTATCCTCAGTTATTTCATCGTCAACAACTGCATCAACTATTTCATCATCTTCTGGCATTAGGCTATCCTTTCATAATTGAATTTGTCACGAATGTAGAAATTGAAATATTTTCCGTGGCTATTACTTAGCTGAAAATCTGTATAATCATCCAATGGAACATCATGATAAACATAGGTACCACGTTGAACAAAGGCAACAGTCATATCCCCCGTCTCCGGGTCATAAGATATGTCGGCGACGCAAGTCGATTCAGTTTGATCCTTTCGGAACATTTTGAATCGTAAAAGGTCATGGACTGTTTTGCTGCTAAGTGGTGGCATTTACCCCAACTTCATTCGATAATAAATTCCATAACATCATAGGGGAAACTTTCCACGGTTGCTGTTCAGCAAATAACTTTCCAATACCATATGTATATTGAATTACTCTTATATCAGCTTCACTACAAAATATGGCATGTGAGTCATTTTCACCAAAGGGTAGAATAAAGTTCAGTATACCTATAGAATTATAAAGACGCCCACAGAGACCATTGCTATAATGATAAGCTTTCCAATAATCTCCTTTAGGCAGATCTTTAAAAGCCCACTGATCCTCATCAAATTTAACTTGACCAATTCGACTTCCTTGACCTAACAAAGATGAAAAACATGTAAATTTACCCTCATTATCCATACCAAATTCATCAAAGACATATTCCGTATGAACATAAGGACCACCAGTAACATTACGAATTTCTCTCTCAATGAAAGAAGGATTTTTAGGACTGTAGAAGGCTACTTTCATTTAGTCAATTGATTCTGTATCTGATTCCGTATTTGTTCCATTCCAGGAGAGGCCATTTGTTGTGCTAATTGTTGTGGTTGTGCTCCCGGAGCCTGGGGCGGTTGTCCTTGTTGTCCTAGTGATGCCTGTAGTTGATTCATTAAACCTAATTGATGTAAAAGTGCCATCTTTTGCAATTCTTTAATTGCCTTATCATTACGATAACCACAACGGTAGGCCGCTTCACGTACAAGAGTAGGAGATAAAGATATTTGAGGAAATTGATTAGTAATCGTTAAGAATTCAATAAAATTCTGTTTCTCCTGATCCATCGCACTTTGAGACATGGATGTAACATCAAGATCAATACGAAAATCATAACCATCATCCAAGTCTTCAGAAGTTACCCATTTGAAAACAGGCATTTGTTCTTGAACAGAACCAAGAAAATTTTCACCTTCAGGAGATTGTATCTTAACCCAAACTCCAAGTGTAAATTTTTCCTTAGCAAGAATAAGAGCTTCCCGCCCGAAAGTACAGAGCCATAATACAAAACGGTCCCGTTCTTTGTTATCTCGAATACCAGCTTTTTGATTAGCTATGTTTGCTTGAGTAGCAGTAACTCGATCAGCCACACCCTGAGCTTCACGATTAACAGCAGTAATGCCATCCATATCATCGGAAGCAGTTTGGATAGCTACATTCTCCGCCGTTCCAAGATCAGCATTATCAATAGGTGTGATAGCATTTTCTTTATGTACCTTAATTAATGCCCCATCTGGGCCAGTCTCAAATTTCTCAATTTCTTCTTCATCTACTGCATCATCGACGATTTGAAATTTCCTAATAAATCGACGACGGTGAGATCTAAGCATTTCCCGAGTCTCATTAATCTCATTTTGAGGGGAAAGCCAATGCCACACCGGAGGAACTGGGTAGAATCCGTCATTCAGGAGTCTTTTATCTGGCCGGTAATCGAAAAGGGGCAGGCGGAGAAATTTACGTTGAAATAATGTTACACACGGACTATCCAGTAAAAGGATACGAAGCTTGGCTTGAAGGTCCCAAATATGCCAAACTTTAACGGCATTTCGGGTCATTTTAGTCTTTTCGTCTTTATCCCAAATATCCATTTCTGGGTGGATTATTTGAGAAACGTCTAACTTATCTCTATTCATTAAATTTTTTATCGCGTAAAGTTGATCCTTATCGACATAATCATAATAACCCACCCAATTACAACGATCAAGATACTTATGGTCAAGGCCACCCACGCGAAAACGACGCGCCTTAACATGCTTAAAATATATTCGCTCATTAACTGGTAATTCTCTTGGCTCGTTCTCAACTTGACTTCTTTCACGTTTTGAAGGATTTTCTTCAGTACTGCCTTTCAGGAGCGGGCGCATGGCAGATGGATTAGTTACCCAATCAGCAGCATAACCTACTTCCATAATTCCAAAACGGAAGAAAGAATCTTTGTAGACTTCCTCAACTTCATCAGAGAAATGAGCTTCAGGATTTTCGATTAGGGAATTAAGTGTATCTTCTTTTAGCTTAGCAGAATCGATTGCGGTTTCTATATCATATTCAAAATTAGCAGGCTTAGCAGCAACTGTAAACTTAGGAAAGGTAGGGACGTAATTGGCAATCTTGATTTGAATAGCCTCATAAATTTTGTTAATAGTATAGGGATCAGAATTAAGCTGGCGGGCTTGTGACCACTGCCTTCCTTCATAGTACTTTTCAAGAATATCACATTTGAATAGTTTATCCCATTCATTATAATAGCGATTAGCTATATTAATGCGATCTTTCCAAACTGTGTCGAGAATTATTTGTTTAGGCATCTTCTAATTGACTTGAATCCAATTCATAAGATTCATTTAAATCCAAATCAACGGGATCAGGAAGTTTGAAATATTTTCTATGCCAAAAATAATGTAGCCCACGTCCAATACCAACAATTAATAATCTAGGAAGATACCAAGAAGCTAATCTAACAATTAATTTTAAATTTCGCCTTGATATCCGATTTAATTCTTCATTACGTGGGGAATATTTTCTCATACCATTTGCACCGGCTCAAAAAGTCCCTTATTCTCCGCCCGCTTCTTTATAAGTTTAAAGTAATTGAAAGTCATAGGTTTTACTATTCGTTGAGCGATTGAGTGACCCATAGCATGCTGAGATACAAAATATCTGGTGGGATCGTAAGCATGATCAGAGACAGAATCTTCACGTTCATCAGAATAATACGCTTTTCCATCAATATAACCAATGAGCTTACGTCTCTGGCTCTGCAATTCCGTAATTGCATGAAAGCATCCATTTTGGTAATCTTCTGATTTCTTTATAAAGTAAATTCGGGGAAAAAGCCCTACTTCACCTGTTACTGGATGCTTTCCATCTTGAAGTTGAAGAAGTTCATTAATTCTATTACGGGTCGCAAACTCATTATTGTCGGCGGGAAGCCAGTAAAGTGATGGGGCATTTATCTTTTTAGTGATATATTCGTCTGATACAGTCCAAAAACCACCATCTTTTTGAGCTGTTTTCTTGAAAATTTGGGGGTCAGCGTAGTTTCCAGAGTACTGTTCGCCTAGCGAAAGCTCAAAAATTGACTTGCGATGGAACGAAATTACTTGATTAGGTACATAATATTCACGATAACAGATAAAATTTCCATCCAAAACAGCAAACCATAGACAACAAGTTGGGGCACTATCTCCGTGATCGAGAACACGGAAGAGATTCCCTTTTCTTTTGATCTTTTCAATTAATTCTTTTGAATAGTTAAGTAATGATACCGAAGGAAGTCTATGTATTTGCGCACTAGAACGTCCCCATTGACCTTTAACAAATTTAGCTACCCATTCAGGATCATGTTTGAGAGCTTCGGAATATCCTTCCGGACTACCAAGTGAAGGATCCCAGCCCCCTTCAACAAAAAAGTAGTTTCCTCGCCTTTCAATACTATCGGGATGATATTTCCTATATATGTAATGGAATTGTGTGTCTGGGTTACACAAGAGCATATTGTAGGAAGGAACGATATGCTTTCCATACTTATTTTTAGGCCAATCAGGTTTAATATCTAATAAAGATTGTGGAACAATAGCCCCGTCCCATCTTCCAACACGCGCATCAAGAACATCATAAGTTTCTTCTTGAGTTTCTTCTGCTTGATCTGTTAAAACTGAATTAATTTCAAGCCCACGGAGGGTACTACTTTCAACTTTATCTAAGTGCAGCCAGTATGCAATAGATTTATTCTTAAATTCAACAATTCCCTCTTGCTGATTTTCCCGATCAATAAATTCACGGGGTACAATTTTTATGAAAGTTTGATAAGTAGTTTTCATCAAATCTGCACGAACTTGCCTACACATAGCCATCCGATAATTTGAAAAGGTGCTCATCAAAGTAAAGGCTTTTAGACACCCAATAAAGGTTTTTCCATTGTTAAATCCGCCTGAAAAGCATTGATTACGCGCGGTTGTCCAATAGAATTCCTCTTGAGCTTCATTTGCGAAAGTAAAGTTAAGATCCATAAAGTAGAACTGGCCGAAACCCACCACGAAATTCCGGCCAGTCTTTCTGCCCCCACAGCAAAAGGCAGAACTTTAGGTGGCGGTAAATGTACCAACCGTAGTAGTCAAAGCCCCAATAAGAAGAGTCACAGGAATAGAACCAACAGGAGTCCCAACAGGAGTAGTGAAAGTAATACTTGTGTCATTCCAAGAGGCAGGTTTTAAAACCACCGAACCAAGGGAAAGGACAGAAGTTGGATCTTGGGTCACACCAAAACCACCACTTCCATTAATTGTTACCAAAGTACCAGCAGGGCCGGTGAGAGGACTCATAGTAGGAACAGTTGGGGCAGAACTTGGAGCAAGAGCATTAACCAAATCTGCTTTCATCGATTCCAACGCGCCTGCCGCTGTCTCAATCGATGCGTTGGTATTCGGCGGGTTAGATGGATTTCCTTGCATGCCCTTAATTTGGGCTTGTAGGTTAGTAATTCCTGGAACAACGATATTCATGATTGCATTCTGCAAATCAGCAGTATCGTTAGTAAGGTCAGTAAGTGCTTGAGTAAGTGTTACCATTTGTTTCTCCCATGACTGAATCAACGATTTTGGAATTAAGTAAAACATTAACCTTTATTTAGTCCCTTTTTTCTTGACGGCTTTTTTTGTGAACTTCTTAAATTTACTAGCTATCTTATTTGCAAAGCTAGCAGAATCAAGAGTTTTCATTATTTTAGGAGGCATAGACTCTACGTTTCATCCCCATCATCATCTTTAGGACCAGCCCCAAAAGCAGTTTTCATATGCTTGTGAACAGAAGCAAGAGACTTATGGATACTTTCATGTGGAGGCATATATCTTGTATCACCCTCATCTTGATGAGTTTTTACAATAAAACCAGAACTATCATCAGCTTTGCGAACTTCAACAGAAGTGGCTTTGCAAGGTACAAGTTTTGGCTTGCGTTCCGCAGTATCCCGTACTATCGAATGAAGCGATTTATTCGATGCCATCAATCATCCTCCTCAAGAGTTGGTTGAACTGGTTTCTTTTTCTTCTTAGCCGCGGCTGCCGCAGCAGCATCAGTAGCCTGTTTTTGTTTCATATAGGCATTAACAATTCCTTGCATTTGAGTATTATTTTGTGATGGATCTGAAAAAATTGGGGAATTTCCTTGTTGCATCATACGTGGT